TGTTTTACTGCTGGCGCTTTACAGGTAAACCTTAGCTATCGCACTCCGGGGACTGCTGCGCTGGAGCGTAATCCTATCGGGCCCCCTCCGGGCGATGGGATATTGCTATCCAGATTAGATTTGTCCGAGGGGGTTCCAACAGAGGGGGGCGCTGGGCAGTGGGGGTTTGGGACATTAGATGGCGCCACCTTAGATGTGGAGAGCGATGGCACTAATACGTACTTAAAGGCGATCTATCCGATTGACATAAGTGAATTTGGTAGCGGCGCTAATTATATTTACGGTGGCTACAGCCCGCTTGTGTTGCAGCAAGAGCTATACATCACAATATACGCCCGCATGCCTGGGCCATATCGAAACGGCTGTAAATTTTGCAAACTTTTTGGCCTGCGAGACGGGGAAAACTACGCAAACACAACATTCGGCCTTGACTACACGGCAGATGATCGCAGCGCAATGACGTATGTAGGGTTTGGAGATGGAACAGAGATTGGAAACGACATATCTAATCTCGCCAATTTGGCTATTGGATCTCCAGATGAAACTGGCCGTACAGGATCTCTAACGAAAACTATAGAAAGTGGCGGTGTGTTTGCGTCAACGGCCTGGGGCAGTGGCTGGCATAAATTTCAACTAAGAGCAAAATTCAACTCTGGAACAACGTCTGGCAATGAGACAAATGACGGAGCTATTGAGGTCTATATAGACGGAGGAATGCGCACACGCGCTATTAATATTTTCAATAGAAATCCTGCGAACGGTTTTTATGAAACTATTAACTTTTTTGGCTACAGCAACGGCGGTACTGCACCGTCTGAAATTCACATGAGAGACATTACGGTCTCGCTAAACGGGTGGATTGATTAATGGCAGTAATACCGTTAAATAGCTATCCAGCCGACTATAGCACAGGTGCTAGTAACGAGTTCGGCATAGCTGACGTTCAAGCGAATGCCGGCGATTACATTTTATTCACGGTTCAGTATAGCGATGCTGGCGGCTCAACAATTAGTTCGGCGCCAACATGGAATGGTCAGACGATGGTCTCGGCTGGGCCTCGCGTCAACGCTTACATGTGGACGCAGACGTGGGCGGTTTTCGCGTTAGCTACTGCCACCGCTGATATTTTATGTCCTGGCGAAGGTTTTTACATTGCATCATCGTGTGCGAGAACCTATTCGGGCGTGACCTCCGCCGCCGCAATTATCCAGCAAGTCGCTCCAGATCCGTGGAGCAATCCATCGCTGAACTCTCCTGTGCTAGCTGCTGGCGACTTGATCGATGAGATTCTTAATGCGAGCGGTTTTGGCCCTGGCTTTAGCGATGCAACGGCAACAACTTGGGCCGAGGCCAATTCACAAACGCGGCGCGAGACAATCGCAACCCCCGCAATAACTCTCGGCACAATGGTTTATTCAACAAAAGACGGAACGGGCGCGCTGACTCTAGGCTATACAGCCAGCGCAAGCGAGCCGAACTATGTGCATAGCATTCTGCATTTGATAGCAGGCGACCCAGCCCCAACGATTGACACATTAACAACTGATGGCAGCCCCGGCTTGGTAGTTGGCCAACCTTTCGCCATGACCACCACTGGTCTGGGCACAATCACTAGCATCACAATCACCACTGCTGCAACTCCTACGGCTACCACTACAGCAACAAGCCTGTCATTGCCCTCTGGTGACGGCACAGCCGCGGCGCGCAGTTGGGTAGATGCCGAATTCTACGCATTCCCCGGCACCGTGACGGTGGTGTCCAGTGATGGCACCTTGACCGCAACCGGGTCTTACACGCTATCAATGCCTGACGATTATCTTGACGTTGTGTTTGCTGATGTTGAGACGACCGATGGCGATCAGGTTCCTGGCGTAGAAGGTTTGGCAATATACCTTAATGTTTCCCGCTCCTCAGTTAAGCTTTGGGCGACTCAGAACGCTAGGTTTTCGGCCACGGTTGAGCAAATTAAAGCCATTCAGGCGAAAAAGCTTATAAATATGGGCCTTTCTGGAGACTTTAATTCCTCAATAACAAAGCTCATGCTGAACAATCATGGCTACACAGAAAAATTAGAAACTCAAAACACGCACAGCTTTGAGTCTCTATCAGATGACGAGTTAACCGCAAAGATTAAGTCGCTGCTTCCGTGACAAAATCTGAAAAGGTAGAGCTTATTTTGCTTCTGGAGGAAAAGAAGCGGCGAGACGAGAAGAATAAAATCGCTTCCATCTTCGCTACTTTATACCCGTGGCAAAGTAAGTTTATAGCTAGCACCGCATCATCAAGGGCCTGCCTGCTTATGGCGGCTAACCGTGTCGGGAAAACTTACACTGGATGTCTGATTGATGCAGCTCATGCCACCGGCCTATATCCTCCAGATTGGGCTGGCCACAGATTTGAACATGCACCATTAATCTGGGTTCTTGGTTATTCCGGCGAGAAGATTCGCGACCTATTGCAAGCTCCTTTGGTTGGCGCCTATTCAAATGGCGTAATCGAAGGCGGCTTAATCCACAAAGACCTGATAATCGACCAGATACCAATGATGGGCACGCCTCGCGCTGTTCGTGAGGTAAAGGTCAGGCACGTATCAGGCGGCACAACCCGCATTCAATTTTGGTCATACACCCAGGGCCAGCATGCGCTAATGGGCGACTCTGTTGACTGGTACCACATCGACGAAGAGCCGCAAGACGGCCAGATCTACCCACAGGTTTTAACCCGAACCGCAACAGGCGACAAGGGCATGGGCGGGCGCGGGATTCTCACGTTCACCCCGGAGAATGGCCGCACTGAACTCGTTATCAGCTTTATGGATAACCCAGGCGCCGGGCAGTACATGCAGCGCGCAACCTGGGATGATGCTAGGCACTTAACCGAAGACACCAAAGAAACCCTACTTGCAATGTACCCGCCCTGGCAGCGTGACATGCGCACCAAGGGTCTGCCTCTGCTGGGTACCGGCTTGATATTCGATATGGACATCAATAACTGCAAGGTGAAGCGCTTCGAATGCCCTGATTACTGGCTAGTGATTAACGGCATGGACTTTGGTTGGGATCATCCGCAATCGCATATTCAATTATGGATAGATCCCGATGACTGGTGTGTTTACGTTGCCCATGCAATGAAGGCCAGCAAGCTGCAACCATTTGAAGTATGGGAGCGCGTTAAGCCGTGGGCCAAAGACGTTCCTAGCGCATGGCCGGCTGATGGATTCCAGACCGAGAAAGGCACCGGTAAAACCCAGAAATCATATTATGAGGAAGCTGGCTGGGAGATGTGCGATGCGCACGCTACTTGGCCGGATGGCGGTGTTAGCGTTGAGCAATCGCTAATTGAAATATACAAATTGATTCAGCTTGGCCAGTTCAAAATATTTGATCATCTCTCGGAGGTGTTCGATGAGTTCATGCAGTACCACAGAGATGAGCGTGGCCATATTGTAAAAGTTAAAGATGACATAATTTCAGCCATCCGCTACGCCTACATGATGCGCAGGCACGCAATCAGAAAGGCCGATATAGGTGCTGTTTATGAAGATGATGAAACGCAAAGCGACAATTCAAGGTGGGCATAATGAGTAAAGAACTTCTCGAGAAAGCCATTAAGTATTTGGCGCAAGGAGAAGCAAAAGAGATTTTGTCTTCATCAATCAATGGTGATCTTATCAATTATGGTTATGGTGCTATCGGTATTGGCACGCCACTTAAAGTTATAGTCATTGAAGAAGTTGGCGAATCCTTAAATGAGGCTTTCTTAAATCTATTAAAGCGCCTTCATGAAAATTTTAATGAAGTTGCGTTTATTCTTTGGCGAAGTCTGCCAGAAATTGCATGCGAGAAAGAATTTACCACAAATAAAACTAAGTATTTTATAAGAGCCAGGTGCGCGATTTCTTATAAAGGGGCAGACCAATGAGCGTTAAAAGTTTAATAGCAATGATGGAAAACCAGAATATCGCCGCTGATCTTGATGAGCATGAATTAAATTTTATTGCTACTGAGGTTATACGCCGTGCGGATGAAGACTTGCAGTCTATGCGCTGCTGGATGGATGGCGTTGATGAGGGACTAAAGCTTTGCAAGCCGGAGTTTGTTGGCAAGTCTGAGCCTTGGGAGGGTTCAGCTAACTACAAATCCACCATGCTGACAGAGGCGGCCAATAACTTTGGCAACCGTGCAGCCCTTGAGATTATGCGCGACCCCAAGCTGGTAAAGGCTGAGATTATCGGTATTACCACAATACAGAATGTTATCGAAAAGAAGTCAGGTGAGATTGCTGAGCTTGAAGAACAGGTTGCCGCTATTAATGCGCAGGTTGAGCAGCTTCAGCAAGAGGGCCAGCAGCTCGACGAAGAGTCGCAAAAGCAGCTTGAAGCCGCACAGAAGGAAATAGCAGATCGCAAATCAGCGATTAAAAACAAAAAGATGGTAATCCGCGATAAGAACCAGCGCGCCGACCGTGTTACTGAGGTTATGAACTGGCAGATTAACAGCAATATGAAGGAATGGCGCAAAGACCAGAAGCGCCTTATGTACACCCTCCCCAATATTGGCAGCATATTCAAAAAGACCTTCTATGATGAGTCGCTGGGCCGCTGTGTATCGCACGTTATCAACTATCCCAACTTCATCGTCAACCAAGCCACTGTTTGCATGGATACCTGCAGATCATTCACGCATGTATTCGCAGCGAACAAGAGCAAGGCCATAGAGCGTTTCAAGTCTGGTGCTTGGCTGGATATTAGTGATGATTACACTGATAACGCAGGTGATGAGAAAAGCAATGAAGCTAACTCGGCTGATAATGCGTTTGATAATCCAGATTGTTTCTATGAGCAATATTGCTGGATAGATTTGGATGATGATGGCTATGAAGAGCCCTACATAGTTACGGTTCACAAGGCATCAACAAAGGTAGTGCGTATCGTAGCCCGGTTTGATTTTGATGGCCTTATTGTTCGATACAAGAAGATGCGCCCAATGCCATTGATTGACGCTCAGCGTGCGCGTGCGGCTGATATCTTGAAAGATGCTGAAGAGTTCGGGGTAAAGGCTGAATTGCCTGATGCGATGGATTTAACTGGGTTTAAGGTTGTCCGTATCGAGCCTACACCAGTTATCACAAAGTATGGGTTCATACCCAGTTATGACGGCACTTTCTTAGATATGGGATTCTTCCATTTCCTTGGCTCTTCAACAATGGCTTCAAACAAGGCCACTAATGATTTGCTTAATGCTGGAACCTTGGCCAATAACGCCAGCGGCATGACCGCCAAAGGGTTTAGAAAGAAAGCTGGCGATTTCAAATTAAAGATAGGCCAATTCTTGGGAACCGAGATACCAGCAGACCAGCTTGCAAGTTCCATCTACATGATCCCGTTCAAAGAGCCAAGCCCTACCCTATTCCAGCTCAATGAGGGCATAAAGGCTAGCGCTGGCGGCTTTGTATCTAACTCTGATTCAGGCAGTCAGATTCAGGCAAACACAG